AAATTTGTGAGGCACATCTCCCACATAAGTATTTAATAATTTGTTGCCCATTTTAAGTGTATCGTTTAAGTCTTTTAAATTATTCTTATTCATTACGCTCCTAAAAATTTGGGAAAGCTAGGAAATCTTTGCTTAGTATCTTTAGCATGAATTGTATATCTAGCGTTCCTTGTTTTAATAACTTTGCCTTTACTGTTTATGGTATCGCCAAAATCATTATACCTTTTTATACTTTCCAATCTAACACAATTATTTGTAAAAGTCAAGACTAAATTTTTAACATCAAACTTTTGTCTAACTTTTTCTGTTAAGACTGTGCCACTACTTTTATGTTGTATAATATAAAAGCCATTATTTTTTACAACATTAAATTTTCTTTTATCGAATAGTAATTTATCTATCATTATAAAAACCCTCATTAAGTTTTAAAACATACTATACTATAAATATATTATTGTCAAGTAATATTTATAATTAATTATAATATTTAAAATATTATAATACTTATAAAAATTATTAATAATAATACTTATAAAGTATTGTAATAAAGACTAGCACAACTTTTGTTAAAATGCAAGAACTTTTTTAATTATTTTATAATAAAAAATAATACACACTTTTTTTACTTTACCCCTTGACAAATTAAAATTGTTTTTCTCATTGTCATATTTGAGTTTTAAGACCTATTTATAATATATGCATATCCTAGCACTAAAAACTTTTTCTAAAATGTTCTGTAAATGTCAAGCATTTTATAATAAATGTCACATAATTGTTACAATAAAACTTATAACATAATATAAATATTATTTATACATAACTAAAATTTATATTGTAATATAAATATTGTTTATATCTTACGACATAATTAAAATTAATAATTAAATATAAATATTATTTATACATAAATATAATTTATAATATACTATAAATAATATATATATACATAAGTATAAGTTATAGTATAACATAAATAAAAATTATGACACAAAAGACTTGACAGAAAAATATTTTTGTTGTAGTATTATATAATGGGGAGATATACGCAAATTTTTTGGACATTTAAAATAAAAAAAACCCCTATATTGCAAGGGGTTTCTTAGGGGATTATTAAATTTTAAACTTTAAAACCTATTGCTTTTTTAAAAGTTGTTTTATTGAATTTATCGTTATCCTCTTTAGCAACTTCACAAAAATCTTGAACAATAATTTTCAAATTATCCATAGCCCAAACATCTATTTCCTTTTGTGCATAATCAAAAGTTTTTTTAAAAACTTTAGCAATTATTATATAATCTTTTTTAGTCATCTATATACTCCTTAAAAAGTTATTATTAATTATGCACATTTTAAAACCTGTGTCAATGGTTTAAATAAAAAAACATAGGTTTATTTTACCCCCTTGCTCTACCCTTACTAAATACAAAAGAATGCGTTAGAACGCAAATTAGAGCTTTCAAAAGACAAAAAAAACCCCCATATCTCAGGGGGTTAATTTCAAGATATTATTTTAAAATCTGCCTTGTATTTCCTCCTCTGTTAGTATTGTTCTTGATATAGTTTCGTCATTATCAAGGGTTGCAACTTCTCCAATATTTTTAATATCTTGGTTTAATAACTTATTCAAATACTTTTCAACTTCTTCATATTTAATAAATTCTTCATGCTCAATCTGTATCTCCTCGCCATTCTCTGTGATATACAAATAAACATCATAAGAATTATTATCATAGTCATGCTCAACTGAATACCTAGTTATTAGATATTCTTCGTTATTATCGTGTGTAAAATAAAACATAATTTTATAAAATAAAAAGGGGGTAAAAACCCCCCTGTTATTTATCCTCCTTGTTTTGTTTGTTATACATATCATTAAAAGAATTTTCCAACATTTCATTCGCTACATCTTCCAACTTTTTCAAATTGTTTTGATATGTTGCAAAATCATCTATAGTGTAAAGTCTTTTAAACTGCCCTATAGTCCAACTCCATTTTTCCTTGAATTCTTCAAGTGTAATATTCTCGTCTTTAATTTTAATAGTTTTAATACCCATTTTTTTTGCCTCCTTAAAATGTGTAATTAATTTCTTCATGGGGTAATAATGACAAATTATGAAATGGTGTCAATAGTTATGTGAAAAAAAACCCCCCTTTTTTTGCAAGTCCTTTTAAAGTCTTTATATAAAAGGGTTTAAAGAGATTGTTAAACTTATGCAACCTTTGTAAAATCTTGTTAAATGGTTATTTATCTTAATTTTATAAGCTCATTAAATTTTATAAGGGCTTGTTTACTAGATTTTACACATTTATAAAATTTATAAAATGATATAACTTTTGTTTATATGTGACAATTTTGCAAACTGTTTTAAAAACCCTTGCATAATTTTGTAAAATGTGGTAATGGCTGGGTACTGTATAAATATACAGTTGTTTTAAAAATTGTTGCTTTTGTAAAATGATATAAAGGGGTGGGCAGAGTGCCATGGGGGGTATACCCATATATATATAATGGACATACATTTCACAAAGATTTATAGTGTTAACCAGATGTTAAATCGCCCTAGTTTTGATGTAGTTTTTTACCAGATTTTGCAAGGGGATATATAAGACTTGTTTGACTCGGTTGTATATTAGGTGTATATGCAACCCTGCCAAACTTACAGTTTTATTATACAGTTTTATTTGTTATTTGTCAAGGGGTTTGGCAAACTTTACACAATTTGCTAAATACTATTGACAAACTGGTAAATAAAATGTATAATATGTTTATGAGTTATTTAGAACCTCGTAAGAAAACTCTTACTGAGAAACAACAAAAGTTCTTAGATTGTCTTGTGGAAACACAAGGCGACCCTAAACTAGCAGCCGAATTAGCAGGTTACTCAGGCAATCATCAACAAGTATTAAAAAGTCTTAAAGATGAAGTGATAGATTTAGCCTCGGAGGTACTTGCAAGGTCTGCACCTAGGGCAGCTTTTAAGTTGATTGAAGTTATGGAATCGAATAGACCGGTGCCACAAGCTAATAATAAACTACAAGCAGCTCAGAATATATTAGATAGAGTCGGTGTTACTAAAACAGAACGACTTAATGTTAATCATACTTCATCAGGGGGTATTTTTATTCTGCCTGAAAAACAAGAAGTAGTAGAAGTTAACTATGAGGATTTAAATAATGAGGATATTCCTGACTGAAATAACAGACCCACTAGACAATAAAAAGTTTATTGGTCCATATATAAGAGCAGAATCGTTAGCAGAAGCTGAAAAGATTGCTTATGAGTATGAATTAATTTTGGTTGGTGAATTACACGAATTACGAACAGAGGAAGAGGAACCTAAAAAAGTTATACACTAATGCCACATGCCGATAGAAAAGCAGCAATGCTAAAAAAATATGGATTAAAAGGAGTTAATAAAGCTAAACGAACTCCTAAACATCCTACTAAGTCGCACATGGTTTTAGCTCAAGAAGGTCATAAGATAAAACTTATCAGATTTGGACAACAAGGTAAAAAGGTTGGTACTCTAAAAGGTACAGCTGGTAAGCCTAAAGCAGGTGAGTCAGCTCGTATGAAAGCAAAAAGAAAATCTTTTAAAGCTCGACATGCTAAAAATATTGCCAGAGGCAAGATGTCAGCAGCATGGTGGGCAGATAAAGTTAAATGGTAAATACTATGTTAGATAAAATATTACAATGGTTGGGTTTTATCTGGGTTAGAAATAGAGATTCAAAAGGTCGCTATGTTCCAGATAAAAAGAAAACTAAGTTTAGAAATGAGGCTTGGACACTAAAAAGAAAATAATGCCTCAAATAAATAGCGAAGAACAACCAATAAAATTTAAAACAGGTACAATAGCCGGTAAAGGTTCTAAAGCCAGACCCGGAGTTTATACTAAAGAGTATAGAGATAATTTTGATAGGATATTTAAAAATGCCAAGAAAAGCGAAAACAAAAACAAAACGAAAGAGTAAGTCTCGAGTCAACGAAGCTGGTAATTACACCAAGCCGAGTATGCGTAAGAGGCTATTCGAGAGGATTAAAGCCGGTTCTAAAGGTGGTAAACCCGGTCAGTGGTCAGCTCGAAAAGCCCAGCTTTTAGCAAAAGAATACAAAGCTAAAGGTGGAGGTTATAAGTAATGTCTCGTAGTGCAGCTCAAAGAGCAGCTATTGCGATAGCAAAAAAGAAATCAGGAAAATATAACAAAGCAGGAAAAAGGACAGCACCTTATGCCAGACCCAAAAAAAGGAACAGGAAAAAAACCAAAAGGTAGTGGTCGTAGATTATATACTGACGAAAATCCTAAAGATACAGTTAGTATAAAGTTTGCTACCCCAGCAGATGCTAGAGCAACTGTTGCTAAAGTTAAAAGAATAAAAAAACCTTATGCTCGTAAAATACAAATACTTACTGTTTTAGAACAAAGAGCCAAGGTTGCAGGTAAAAACGAACAAGCAAGAATAGCTAAAAAAGGCAAAGAAGCTATTAGAAAAAAACATAAAAAAACAAAGTGAAGTATGAACAACAACTTGAATTACACTTACAAGTTACAAGAGATGCAACTCCTGAAGAGTGTCAAGAGTGGTTTGAACAAGAGCTTAAACCTCAAGCAGATATACAGTTTAAGGTAATTTTGTTAGCAACTATTATGCAAGTTGTATCATGGTTGTTTGTAATGTCTTCATTTTTTTGGAAAATTTAATATGGCAAGAAAAACTAGAAATTTAAAAAAGTCTCAAAAGAGTTTAGTAGAATGGGGTAATCAAAAATGGCGAACTAAGTCAGGTAAACCCTCTGCTAAAACTGGAGAAAGATATTTACCTGAAAAAGCTATCAAGTCTTTAACAGCAGCTGAGTATGCTGCAACAAGTCGTAAAAAAAGAAAAGATACTAAAAAAGGTAAACAGTTTTCTAAACAACCTAAAAGAATAGCTAAAAAAACTAGAAAATACAGAAGATAAAATAATGTTATTGCCTGATGGTTACATAAGAAGAACCTCATCAACTATACCTTTTGGCTATGAAGAGTCAGGTGTAGTTGGACATTTAAAACCTATACCAGAACAACTAGAAGCATTAGAAGTTATTGAAGACATGTTAAACAAACAAGAGATAAGTTTACAAACAGCATCAGATTGGCTAGACTACAAAGTAGGTCGAACATTATCAAAAGCCGGACTTAAAAAACACATGGATAAAAAATATGGCAAAGAAAGGCAGACCAACACTAGATGAAGTTCTTAGTGATGTAAAAAAAGCAAAAGCTCAAAAAACTAAAGTTAAACGAACTTTAAAAACCAAAGAAGCTCAAATTAAAAAGTTGGAAACAACTTTAAACAACAAAAAAAATTCCTTAAAAAAATCTAAAGAAGTTTTGTCTAAACTTGACAATACTTCAGATAATCAAGTTATATCAGAAGATAAATTAAAAGATTTGCCACAATCAGTAGCTGATGCCATAAGTTCAGATACAGTATTGTTTCAACCCAACGAAGGACCACAAACTGATTTTTTAGCTGCAGATGAAAAAGATGTTTTGTATGGTGGTGCTGCTGGTGGTGGTAAATCCTATGCTATGTTAGTAGACCCTCTAAGATACTGCCATAAGAAAGCACATAGAGCTTTAATTCTTAGAAGGTCTATGCCTGAACTTAGAGAACTTATTGATAAGTCTAGAGAATTATATCCACAAGCATTTCCCGGTGCTAAATTTAGAGAAGTTGAAAAAGTTTGGAACTTTCCATCAGGAGCTAAAATTGAATTTGGCTTCTTAGAAAAAGATGCAGATGTTTATAGATACCAAGGACAAGCATACTCTTGGATAGGTTTTGATGAGATTACTCATTTACCTACAGAGTTTGGTTGGAATTATTTAGCATCTCGTTTAAGAACAACAGATAAAAGTATTAAAACATATTTAAGATGTACAGCTAACCCCGGTGGTGTAGGTGCAACTTGGGTAAAGAAAAGATATGTAGACCCAGCAGAACCGAATAAGTCTTTCGCAGGTTCTGATGGGTTATCTAGAAAATTTATACCAGCTAAATTAGTAGACAACCCTTATCTTGCTGAAGATGGTGTTTATGAAAAAATGTTACAATCTTTGCCTCCAACACAAAGAAGACAGTTATTAGAAGGTAATTGGGATATTGCAGAAGGTGCTGCATTTGCAGAATTTGAACCAGAATCACATATTGTGACTCCTTTTGAGATACCTGTGCATTGGCAACGAGTAAAAGGTATTGACTATGGTTATGCTTCGGAGAGTTGTTGTTTATGGGGTGCAGTTGATATAAATGATGGAACTTTGATAATTTATAGAGAATTATATCAAAAAGGCTTGACAGGAGAAGAATTAGGTAGTATAATATCTAATATGGAACTAGAAGACCCAGTTTCAGTTTCAGGGGTACTTGATACTGCAGCTTGGGCAAGAACAGGAACGACTGGTCCTACTGTTGGAGAAACTCTGCAAAAGATGGGTCATAAACTCAGACGAGCAGATAAGAATAGAATACAAGGTAAAATACAAATACATGAGTATTTAAAAGTGCAACCTAGTGGCAGACCTAGATTACAAATTTTTAATACTTGTAAGAATTTAATTAGAGAATTGCAAAGTATTCCATTATCTAAAAATAATTCAGAAGATGTAGATACCCATGCCTCAGACCATGCTTATGATGCATTACGATACATGATAATGAGCAGACCAAGAGTGCAATCTACTTATGATGAATTAAAAAGATTAAAAGAACAATCGTATTTTAATCCAGCAGATTCGACTTTTGGATATTAAAATATGGCAGACGAAAAAGACAATTCATTTTTAAATGCAAACGAAATCTACGAAGATGTAGAAGGTGAAGCTGGTAAGAATTTAAATCTTATAGCAGACCAAAAAATAAACTTAGTAGGTTTAATTCAAAGTAGATTTGCACTTTCTGAAGAATCTAGAGATTCAGATGAAACTAGATGGCTTGAAGCCTATGAAAACTACAGAGGTTTGTATGGTAAAAGAGTTAAATTTAGAGAATCAGAGAAATCTAGAGTTTTTGTAAAAGTTACAAAGACAAAAGTATTAGCTGCATTTGGTCAGTTAGTAGATGTTTTATTTGGTACTGGTAAATTTCCGATAGGTATTAGTGAAACTAAAATATCTGAAGGTGAATTTGATAATGTATATTTAGATTCTCAAAATCCTCAACCGGGTCTTGAGATGTCTCAACCAGAAATGTTACCAGATAATATTGGTAATCAAATAGGTGGACCTTTTGATGTTGGTTTTGAAGGTGATGGTAAAGTTTTAAAACCGGGAGCTACTTTTGGTGATGGAATATTTGAAGAAGATGAACAATCTTTAGAACAAAAAGCTGAAAACATTGGAATATTACAAGAAGGTTTAGTTCCAAACCCACAAGCACCTGAAATGTCTCCAGCACAAAAAGCTGCGAGAAGAATGGAAAAACTTATCCATGACCAAATAGAAGAATCAAATGGTTCTTCAGAAATGAGAAGTGCATTACTTGAAGCAGCACTATTAGGAACAGGGATTATTAAGGGTCCTTTTAATTTTAACAAAACTCTTAATAATTGGCAAATGAATGAAATGGGTGAAAGAGAATATTCACCTGTACAAGTTAGAGTTCCAAGAATTGAATTTGTAAGCTGTTGGGATTTTTACCCAGAACCCGGAGCAACAAATGTAGAGGAATGTGAATATGTAATACATAGGCACAAACTAAATACTTCGCAACTTAGGGGATTAAAAAATATGCCTTATTTTGATAAAGAAGCTATTAGAGAATCAATTCAAAATGGACCTAACTATATTGAAAAAGACTTTGAAAGTCAACTAAAAGAAGACTATGATACTGAAGAAGCTTATGGAAATGCTTTTGAAGTATTAGAGTATTGGGGTATCATGGATGCTAAGTATGCCAAAGAAGTAGGCATAGAATTAGCAGATGAAATTGATGAGTTAGATGAAGTGCAGATTAATGCATGGATTTGTGGTGATAAGTTACTAAGAGCAGTAATAAATCCATTTACACCATATAGGAGTTGCTGAGAATATGAATGATTCTCAACAAATTATGAATGGTCATGCTAGAATGGCTATTGATAACTTAGCATTATCAGGTTCTTTGGTATTTGATGTTGATGAATCAGCATTAGTAGGTGGACAATCAATGGAAATATATCCGGGAAAAATTTTCAGAAGACAAGCTGGAATGCCGGGTCAGTCTATATATGGATTGAAGTTTCCTAACACTGCACCTGAAAACATGATGATGTTTGATAGGTTTAGACAACTTGCTGATGAA